GGGCAGTGGGATCAAACGTTCGCCGGTGATGCAGCCCTGACCTCAGCGATGCTGGACCGTATCTTACACCACTCACATGTCGTTCAAATCAAAGGAGAAAGCTATCGACTCAGACAGAAACGAAAGGCCGGGGTTATAGCAGAAGCTAATCCTGAGTAAAACGGTGGATCAATATTGGGCCGTTGGTGGAGATATAAGTGGATCACTTTTCATCCGTCATTGACAACTGGTACTGCATACCTGAAATACCAATTTTTCTTGCCTCCTTTCGCCAAAGGAGCGATTCGTAGAATCAGACCATCACCGTCAAACAAGTTGATTTCTTTATCGGCTGGCTTGGTGCTTTTGATTTCAGTGTCAGTGAGCTTCTTAGCGATTTTTGCCATTTTGGGACCCTCGGTTTTTGGACCCTTCTTAGTGGGTCCCATTCAGGGTGCCATAACTCGTAGTTCTCAGCAATTCTCACTGGACGACAATAGACGTAAAAAAGCCCGCAGAGCTTGTGCTGTGTGGGCTTAGTAGACTTCATTGAACTTCAAACAACTAAAAAGTGGTGGAGCTGGCGGGAGTTGAACCCGCGTCCGAAATTCCTACATAGCATTTCAATGTCTGTAAAAACAATGATTTGCTTTGATTTTCAGTTGGTTAGATTTATACGGTGTCTGTCCGTTTTATGGGTTTTTAACTTTCTGCCGCCAAAGTGCCGCCACTGCATTTGTCGCCTAAACGCCTATTCGAAACGATTAATCTCTCGGCGATCTTAATCTTGGAGAGCTTATCTAGGCAGATAAAGCATATTGCTACTCCCGATACCACAAAATAGCTGCTTAAACCAAAGTATTGCCAAGTAGTTAGATGGTTTATCTTCTCCATCATCTTAGCACTTACTACAACAGAATAACTGAAAGGAAGTGCTACGATGAGACTGCTCATGAAGTAAATTAGAGTTGTTATGATTTTTATTAATTTTCTATATATGCTGTATTTATATCTTTTTTTATTCCATGCGAATATTTCTTTATGGGTGGTAATGGAAATTAGACTTTGACATTTGGAATAATTATCTATATCGCTAACGGGGTTTGTTGTGTTGAGTAATATTAATCTTTGTTTTTTTGTCAATGTGTTATCTTTGGTTAATGCAGCAATGCCGTAATCTTCCGCCAGTTTTTTGAAGGTCGGATCTTCACTGCTTTTATACATCTGATATGAAAATTCGCTAATGTTTTTACGTGATGTGAATAGTTTGTCTTTTTTATAAGTCCACCCTGTTTTAAGCCCTAATAAGGATATAATGGCAGATAGGGAAGGGAATAATATTTTTATAAGTAACTCTAGTTCGCTATTCATAAATTACTACTTACCTCAAATTAAATAAAGGATTTTTAGTTACGGCATCTTCTAAATGGTCTGGGGCGAAGTGTGCATAGACCATGGTCATTTTTATATCTGAATGTCCTAGGATATCCCGCAAAACCAATATGTTTCCACCATTCATCATAAAATGGCTAGCGAATGTATGACGCAGAACGTGAGTACATTGACCCTCTGGCAGATCGATACCAGCCCGCTTTACTGCACGCTCAAAGGCTTTTCTGCATGGGGTGAATAACTTCCCCCTATTCTTAGGCAGTTCTTCATATAAATCCTTAGAAATAGGCACAGTTCGGTTTTTCTTGCCTTTGGTCTTGGTATAAGTGATACGGTATTTTGATACCTGATGACTCTGCAGGTTTTCGGCTTCGCTCCAGCGTGCGCCGGTGGCCAGGCATATTTTTGCAATCAAAAGCAGGCTGGAGCTTTGAGAATCGGCGCAGGCATCCAGCAGACGTTTAATTTCTTCCGGGGTCAGGAACGCCAATTCACTCTCAGCAATTTTAAATGTTGGCAGCCCAGCAAGCGGGTTGGAGGCTGACCAGTGGCCCAACTTTTTCAGTGTACCAAAAACAGATGATAGATTGCGCTGTTCAAGGTTTACCGTGCGGGGCTTAACGGGCGACATAAACGTGCCATCTTCATTTCGTACTTCCCCTTTTAACCGTGCTTCGCGGTATTTCGTAAAGTCACCGGCTGTCAGTTCTGAAGCGATGGGATCGCCTAGACCATTACAGATAATTCTAAGTTTCGCCATGAGGCGCTTGGGGTCTGCGAGTGTTTGACCATACAGGGAATACCACTGCTCAATTAATTCTGATAGGTGTCGCCGATCTTCCTTTTCCCCCAGCCATGGTTTTTTGTTCACTTCTTCCATTGTGAAGCTTTCAAAAGCAATGGCTTCGCCTTTCGTAGCAAATTGCTTACGCACGCGCTTGCCATTGCGTCCATTGGGATAGCACTCGCACAACCATTTACCGTTTGGCTGTTTTCTGACAGTCATGTTTAGATACTCTTTATTACTTTGACTGCACGCCCAATAACTTCCACATCATCAGCAGAGCACTCGAAAGATGCTTCATCTTGATTTACTACAATCTTATTGCCGGGAATCCGCATGATTTTTGCAATAATAATCATTCCATCAATATTGATAAGCCAGAATCCATTGCTGACTTGTTTAACTGATTTATCGATGAGATAACAATCAGTAGGGGTTTCTAAGAACATCGATTCTTCATAATCTGCAGGTAATATGCTGTGGTCTAGGAAAATCTCTTCATCAATACTGAGTTGTCCATTTTCCAAGGTTCCTTTAGGAATAGATGGAGTTATGAGTTTGGATAACGGTTTAATTGCTTGTTTGTTCTCGTTATGAGATCTTTTCTCAGGCTCGTATCCTTCTTTCATGCTTCCCTGTCCTGTGGCTAACCAAAGTAACGAAACACCGGTTTCTAGTGCACACTGAATTATCCAGTCAGCAGGAAAACTGTCACGTAACACTCTGTTTGCCATAGTACTTTTTGAGACATTCAGGTGCTCGCTTAATGCCTGCTTAGTTGTGAATCCATAAGCCTCAAGCAGCCTCTCAATAGCTGCCTTACCTCCCGTATCGGAACCCATTCTGATGTTTAACATTGGTAATCTCCATTTGACAATCTTGAATCAAGATCGTAATGTCTTCATGTCTCTTGATATGAGAGTTAAAGAGACGAGCTAAAACGAACTAACACGCACACAAAGTAAGAGATACTGCACTATGAGTACTGATATTTCAATTCGTGTACCAAAAGAGATGGCTACGCCTGCAGAGTTCGCAGAGTGGGAGGGCATTTCCCGTGGCTCTGTTTACCAAAAAATTCACCATGGTCAACTTGCTAAGTACATGGTCAAGAAAGAAAAAAATAAAGGCCGCGTAAGCCTTCGTTATCTGATGTACAAAACTGATCAGGTCCGTGAATCCCTCGGTCATTCCAACTTCCGCGTCATTGTTGGTAAGTAAGTTCAATTATGGGAACTTTCTAAGGGGGCACCATGTTTGATTACAAGATTTCCAAACATCCGCATTTCGATGAAGCCTGTAGGGCTTTTGCACTGCGTCACAACCTGGTGCAACTGGCAGAACGTGCAGGCATGAATGTGCAGATTCTGCGGAACAAGCTGAACCCAGCTCAGCCTCATTTATTAACCGCACCAGAAATCTGGCTGCTTACCGATCTGACTGAAGATTCAACGCTGGTAGATGGTTTTCTGGCACAGATTCATTGTCTGCCATGTGTACCGATTAATGAGGTGGCAAAAGAGAAACTGCCACATTACGTCATGAGTGCAACCGCAGAGATCGGGCGTGTTGCTGCAGGTGCGGTATCTGGCGATGTAAAAACCTGTGCCGGTCGTCGTGATGCTATCAGCAGCATTAACTCTGTAACACGACTGATGGCGCTGGCGGCTGTTTCATTGCAGGCCCGTTTACAGGCTAATCCTGCGATGGCGAGTGCAGTTGATACCGTGACTGGCCTCGGTGCTTCATTCGGTTTGCTGTGAGGTGCTTATGCTGACGAAAGAACCATCATTTGCATCGCTGCTGGTAAAACAAAGCCCGGCAATGCACTACGGTCACGGCTGGATCATGGGTGAGGATGGTAAACGCTGGCATCCGTGCCGTTCACAAGATGAATTGCTGTCTGAATTGATCACGAGGAAACGGAGAAAGTCCAAATGTATGCGGCAGAAAATGAAGTGGTTTATCACTTTCGTTACAGAGGGGAGAATTATTCAGTACCTGAAGATGATTTGCTCTGTTGCTATCCGTCGTTGTCGGGCGATGGTAGCTACTTTTTCACGCTAAAGGATGGAACCTTTATACGTGGTGAAAAAGTACAAGAAGTGATGCGTATAAAGACATCACCTCTTGAACGTTATCGGCGAAATATTTATCGGTAACGATCTATCAGTGTCTGTATCAGATGAGTGAATTCTTGTTGTTTAACCGAACCTAAAGGAAGTTTGTTTAATTCTTCGCGGAGGAGCTCAAAAAATGCTGATTGATTTGCTGAGTCAGTTCGAAATAAGGAGTGGATCAGACCTGAAACAAGAATTCGTTGAACAGCAACCTCATCGCGAAGACTGGAGATCTCGTTTTCAAGTTGCTCTATACGCTCTCTTTCAACCGGGTTCAACATTGATGATTCCTTCTAGCTATCAATATGTTGGTAATGGATCATATCAAAAATTTTTTAGTAGATGTGTTGTGGGGATGCATAAATGGCTATTGAAAGCGCTGCGGCGACTGTTCCATTAAGCCCCGGTGAACGCCTGAATGGACTTAATCACATTGCGGAGTTAAGGGCGAAAGTATTTGGCCTGAATATTGAGTCAGAGCTTGAGCGGTTTATTAAAGATATGCGTGATCCACGGGATATCAATAACGAACAAAATAAACGGGCACTGGCTGCTATATTCTTTATGGCAAAAATTCCAGCTGAACGTCATAGCATCAGCATTAATGAGCTGACCACTGACGAAAAGCGGGAGTTGATTAAAGCAATGAATCATTTTCGTGCAGTGGTGAGCTTATTTCCCAGACGGCTAACCATGCCGAATTAACCAACTAATGAAATTAATGGCGTAAACCCGCCGGGTATCCCTTTATCTAAATTCAGGAGAATTGATTATGCGTAATATTGAAACCCTCACGACCAAAACCGGACCGGATGACGCAGGGCTTAATATTTTACTGACAGAGGCTCGTCTGGAAGAACGCCGGGCAAGGGCTGAAGCAATGGCAGCTCGCCTTGATAGCCTGGCGTGTCATATCACATCCCGCCAGCTAAACCACGTCGAAGCGGCAGAACTGCTTCGTGTGACTGCTGAAGCAATCCAGAACGAAGCGCAGGAGATCCACTAATGGCTGATGCAATGGATCTCGTACAGCAGCGCGTTGAAGAAGAACGCCAGCGTCATATCCATGCTGCCCGTGCCAAAACGCCGGGCGTGTCCCGCGTGCTTTGCATTGAGTGTGAAGCGCCAATTCCGCCAGCCCGCCGCCGTGCCATTCCGGGTGTGCAGCTTTGCATTACCTGTCAGGAAATCGCAGAGCTGAAAGGCAAACATTACAACGGAGGTGCTGTATGAGCACCATCCTGAAATGGGCGGGAAATAAAACTGCCATAATGTCAGAACTGAAAAAAACATCTTCCTGCTGGCCCGCGACTGGTTGAACCTTTCGCGGGTTCCTGTGCTGTGATGATGGAGACGGATTATCCCAGTTATCTGGTTGCGGATATTAATCCTGATTTAATCAACCTCTATAAAAAGGTTGCCGCTGATTGTGAATCGTTTATATCTCGCGCCAGAGTTTTATTTGAGATCGCAAACAGGGAGGTGGCTTATTACAACATAAGGCAGGAGTTTAATTACTCAACTGAAATTACTGATTTCATGAAAGCGGTATATTTCCTGTATCTCAATCGTCACGGTTACCGTGGTTTATGTCGCTATAACAAGAGCGGGCATTTCAATATTCCCTACGGTAATTATAAAAATCCGTATTTCCCTGAAAAAGAAATTCGCGCATTTGCAGAGAAAGCCAAGCGGGCAACGTTTATCTGCGCGAGCTTTGATGAAACGCTGGCGATGCTGCAGGTGGGGGATGTGGTGTATTGCGATCCGCCGTATGACGGTACGTTTTCCGGCTATCACACTGATGGTTTCACTGAAGATGACCAGTATCACCTGGCATCCGTTCTTGAACATCGGTCATCAGAAGGACATCCGGTCATTGTTTCTAACAGTGACACATCCCTGATCCGTTCGCTGTATCGCAATTTTACTCACCACTACATCAAGGCAAAACGCAGCATCGGCGTAGCAGCTGGTGAGAGTAAATCTGCAACAGAAATCATCGCTGTTTCCGGGCCGCGCTGCTGGGTGGGATTTGATCCTTCGCGTGGAGTGGATAGTTCTGCCGTGTACGGAGTGCGTGCATGAGCCATGCTGATATGAACAACTGCAGCGGCTTTAACGAGGTCGCCGCAGCATTCTCATGGAACAGCCCGAAAAAGGCCATTAACCCTTATCTGGACCCGGCGGAAGTTGCGCCGGTTTCTGCGCTTTCAAACCTGATCACTCTGTACGCTGTCGATAACGAGCTGGAACAACTGCGCCGCGAGGCACTGAGTGATCAGGTCTGGGAGCGTTATTTCTTTAATGAATCCCGTGATCCTGTCCAACGCGAAATGGAGCAGGATAAACTCATTAGCCGGGCAAAGCTGGCGCATGAGCAGCAGCGTTTTAATCCAGATATGGTCATTCTGGCGGACGTCAATGCCCAGCCTTCCCATATCAGCAAGCCGCTGATGCAACGTATTGAATACTTCAGCAGCCTGGGCAGGCCAAAGGCTTATTCCCGCTATTTGCGTGAGACGATTAAGCCATGTCTGGAACGACTGGAGCATGTACGCGACTGTCAGCTATCCACTTCTTTTCGCTTTATGGCAAGCCATGAAGGGCTGGACGGCCTGCTGATCCTGCCTGAAATGAGTCAGGATCAGGTGAAGCGTCTGTCTACCCTTGTTGCTGCGCATATGAGCATGTGCCTTGATGCCGCTTGTGGTGATTTGTATGCCACCGATGACGTTAAGCCAGAAGAAATCCGCAAGACGTGGGAAAAGGTGGCAGCGGAAACCCTGCGTCTGGATGTTATCCCGCCTGCGTTTGAGCAACTCCGTCGGAAAAGAAACCGCCGTAAACCCGTGCCCTATGAACTCATTCCGGGTTCGCTGGCGCGTATGTTGTGCGCCGACTGGTGGTATCGGAAATTATGGAAGATGCGTTGCGAATGGCGGGAAGAGCAGTTGCGCGCTGTCTGCCTGGTTAGCAAAAAAGCATCTCCTTATGTCAGCTATGAAGCCGTGATGCATAAACGTGAGCAGCGCCGTAAGTCGCTGGAGTTTTTCCGTTCTCATGAACTGGTGAACGAAGACGGCGACACGCTGGACATGGAGGATGTGGTAAACGCCAGCAGCAGCAACCCTGCGCATCGCCGCAATGAGATGATGGCCTGTGTTAAAGGTCTGGAGCTTATCGCGGAAATGCGCGGTGACTGCGCCGTTTTCTACACCATCACCTGTCCGTCACGTTTCCATTCCACGCTAAATAACGGCAGGCCCAACCCAACCTGGACAAATGCGACGGTAAGACAAAGCAGTGATTATCTGGTCGGTATGTTTGCTGCATTTCGTAAGGCGATGCACAAAGCCGGGTTGCGCTGGTATGGCGTGCGGGTGGCTGAGCCGCATCACGACGGTACAGTTCACTGGCACCTGTTGTGTTTTATGCGCAAAAAAGATCGCCGCGCCATTACTGCTTTGTTGCGTAAGTTTGCCATTCGTGAAGACCGCGAGGAGCTGGGTAATAACACGGGACCACGCTTTAAGTCCGAGCTGATAAACCCGCGCAAAGGTACGCCAACAAGCTACATCGCGAAATACATCAGTAAGAACATTGACGGGCGTGGTCTGGCTGGCGAGATCAGCAAGGAAACGGGTAAATCCCTGCGTGATAACGCTGAATACGTTAATGCTTGGGCGTCTCTGCATCGTGTTCAGCAATTCCGCTTCTTTGGCATTCCGGGGCGTCAGGCTTACCGTGAACTGCGATTGCTGGCTGGTCAGGCGGCAAGGCAGCAGGGGGACAAAAAAGCAGGTGCGCCGGTACTGGATAACCCGCGCCTTGATGCAATCCTGGCTGCTGCTGATGCTGGTTGTTTTGCCACCTACATCATGAAGCAGGGCGGCGTACTGGTTCCCCGCAAATATCACCTCATCAGAACTGCTTATGAAATCAACGAAGAGCCGACCGCCTATGGCGATCACGGTATTCGTATTTATGGCATCTGGTCACCCATTGCAGAGGGCAAGATCTGCACTCATGCAGTGAAGTGGAAAATGGTTCGTAAGGCCGTTGACGTTCAGGAGGCGGCAGCCGACAAGGGCGCTTGCGCCCCTTGGACTCGTGGCAATAACTGTCCCCTTGCTGAAAATTTGAACCAACAGGAGAAAGATAAATCAGCTGATGGGGACACCAGAACTGACATTACCCGCCAGGATGACAAGGAGTTGCACGATTATCTGCACAGTATGAGCAAAAAAGAGCGTCGGGAACTGGCTGCAAGGTTACGCCAGGTGAAACCGAAACGGCGCAAAGACTACAAACAGCGAATTACAGACCATCAGCGACAGCAGCTCGTCTATGAACTGAAGTCCAGAGGATTTGATGGCAGCGAGAAAGAGGTCGATTTACTCCTTCGCGGAGGCAGTATTCCGTCAGGGGCTGGCCTGCGTATCTTCTATCGGAATCAGCGTTTACAGGAAGATGATAAGTGGCGGAACCTGTATTAATTACGCGGATTAACAATTCGTGCTCTTAATAATACCAGGCATATCAGGCTGATGAACGTAAAAAAACGTTTTACATCAGTAAGATTATTATATACTGTAAATATAAACAGTGGTCATGTATACAGTATTGCTCGTGGTGTTATAGGAGGAAAGATGCAGGACTATTTTTTGGAGTCTTTGAAGCTCCAGCGCATTGATTTTTTTCTTAAGCTTGTAGCGGCTAGTGAGTGTAGTGATGAAGAGAAGGGGCTGGCTCTGCAGTGGGTTTCTGAATTGACTGATGAACTCATGGCAAAAATCAGAACCCACGAATACAACCGCTCAATGGATGTCATCAGCTGAGGTGACTTTTATGCGCATTGAAATAATGATCGATAAAGAGCAGAAGATTAGCCAGTCTACCCTGGATGCCCTTGAATCCGAGCTTTACCGCAATCTGCGCCCCCTGTATCCCAAAACGGTAATTCGTATCCGCAAAGGTAGCTCTAACGGTGTGGAACTGACCGGACTGCAACTGGACGAAGAAAGAAAACAAGTGCTGAAAATTATGCAGAAGGTGTGGGAAGACGACAGCTGGCTGCATTAAGAAACGTTGCCCCCAAGAGGATTTATCCTGTTGGGGGGAGTTTGGGCAACGAGTGAAATGAGGTGTAAGGTGGGCGGTCATTTTGATAAGTGATCGTCCACTTTGTGTCAGAACCTGATGTTTGTTGTACATTCGGACGAATAGGCGGCGTTGTTTGCTTTAAAAATAAAACAGGAACACTTTGAGAAAGTGAACAGGTGTATTTATTTGTTGCTGATGAATGAGAGTAACTCTAATTTGGATAATTAGCTTGATAATAGGCCAGACGAAAATAATATTCCAGCACACTTTTGGTCGCAACAGGCATTAGTTAATTTTAAGTGATAAATTTTTATCCATAAATTAACACTAGTGTGTCATCTAGCGAAACCGAATCGCTTTAACTCATAACTTGAAGTTGAATCAGTGGGGTAGCAGTAGGCATGCCGGAACTGATAAACTGTGCAGAAGGCTAAACATTCATTCACTCGTGAGATAGTAGCTAAATTATGCAAAGAATTATTCCTGATAAAAATTGGTGGGAAAAAGAGCGTATTAATCGTAAAGCATCATCAATATGCCCATATGCTAGTTCATACAGATGTCCTCGATACTATCAGAGTGTAGTTTTGCTCTCAAGCATCAATATGATAGCTGGTATGGCAACTAGGAAAGAAAAAGAGTTGGGCGAATTTTGGGAAAGAACCACTTTCTCATCTTTATGTGATGAAGAAGTCCCTACAGTTACTACAAAAGAATATGGCGGCCTTGCATCAGTTAGTAATTTTTGCCCAGAAATATCATTTAGATATTTACACTACTACGCCGATTATATGTGTAAATATGTTGATGAGATAGATCAGGACACTGGCAGGCGGATTGCGGAAAAAGATAATTTAGAAAATGATTGGAAATATACATGGATGTCAGTCAATCCTAAATTTTATTTAGATTGCGATGTTTTTGAAAGTGTCAAAAATTTCAATGAAGAATTGGCTAGTGATTACTTAAAGAGATTGCACCCAAATATCGTTCAGCAAATAGATAGAATGAATAATTGCTTGGATAATAATGATCCGGCAGGTGCACTGCACGCAGCCTCTAATGTTTTAGAAACTATGGCTAAGGAAATCACTCAAAACCCGAATGTGGCAAATGAGTCATTGGGTGGTTTTTTTAAACAGTTCGAAAAAATGTCAAAATTACCTAAGAATCTTATTGATGCTGTTAAAGATATTTATGATTTACGTAACAAATTACCTACTGCTGGACACGGAAGCTTGAACAAGCCTGAATTGACTATGGTAGAAGCTATAACTATTGCGGCAATGACAAAGGCGATTTTAGAAATTGAATATCGAAGCAAAGCCATCTAACAAACCAAATTATGTGGTTCAAATTCCCGCTACACTTCTGTGTTATTGCCGCCAGCGTCTACTTATCGCTGTGAGTTCAACGGGTGATGATGCGTTAGAGATCTCTGAATCGATTGAAGTCTAAGGTTGTCAGGGCTGTAACAGCAGCCCTGTGTCATGAACGGATTGCATATTAATTGACGAAGAACAGACTAATATCATCGATAGCTGTTTTCAAAAATAGACCAATAACAAACTGAGATGTTATCGTATTCATTTCGATGATTGATCCAGATGTGTATATAACCATTGAAAGAGTTTTCTAATTTTTGTGATAGTATCTTTTAAATAATTTAAGGAGATTATTATATTATTTTCATTGTTTAATGAAAGAGTAGGTGTTTTATCAATGATATCTTTTAAGGCTACAGCTGTGCTCATTTTTTTAATGTCTCCATTAGCATGAACTATGCAATTCCTTACTTTGTTAAACTCTGTCATGAATCGCCACTCTTGTGACAGGCCAAAGTTTATATCCATTAATTTTGTTAAATATCTTTTTGCTTTGTGGATGCCATCACCATTAAAATCGGTTACTGATATATTGGTGTTTACAATCCTTTGACATATATTGCAATAGTCGTTTAGGTTGTGCTCTAAGCATGAGTATAAAGATACCAAAGCAGATTTATTAAAAATATTTGGTTGTATGTTAACTAAGAAATCATATTGCTCTGAATAATAGTCTTCTAAGTAATTAATATAATCGTCAGGAGCATTCTTTTTTTCATCTTCATATGCTTTTTTTAATTCCGATAAGTCAACTCTGTTTTGGCCGCCTGCTCCTAGGATATATTTTTCGAAATCATCAATCTGCGCTTCAAATGAATATCTTGATAGCTGTGCGAAAAGTTTGTATTTATTCATCGGTATGCCATTCCTTTTTAATTATAAACCTTTGGGTTAAAAGGTGCTGCAAATAGTAACTCATTATTTTTGTTTGTAAAGAGGGTATTGTTTTTACTAGATCAAGATAAAACAATGGAAATATCCGCTTTTCGCTCACAGCGGACTTTCATCTTTGTAAACCCGTATGATTAGCTTTTCAGCGGTCATTCAGATACGGATTTACGCTTCCCTTGGCTGTGCATGACTATGACGAATGAGATCGCATGATCGTTAGAGGATCGTTTTTGCTGAGGCCTGCCAGGAGTGGCGGGCTTTTGCTTATGTCATGCAGGCGCATGAAAACCACTACATAAAGCGGGCAGGCGTGGCGGGGATACGAGCGCGCGGCAGTGGATATGTTCACAAAACGGATGAAATCTAACATGTAATGTCATATTATCTAAAAGCTATTAAGTATGACGGGAGGAATAATGCGACATTTCATCGAAACTATCTTCTTTAAAAGGAACGATGAGCCTTACACATTAAATCTTGATGGTAAGAATCTAATAATATCAGGAGATAATGGCTCTGGTAAAACTAGGTTGATCGAGAATATTTATGAGTTTATAGAAAAATCGATTAATTCACATGATCCTTATACTAAGGAGCAGCTACAAAAGGAATTGAATTCCAGTCAAGAAAACTTAAAGTATTCAAATAGAGGGGATGGTAATTATAGCTATTTAAACGAAGAAATTGAGAGACTGAAAGAAAAATTAAAAGAATTTGAGAGCTTTGATATTACTTTTAATGATGTGGTTGATTTCAGGGTTGCTGCAAAAAAGAAAAAATCAATTATAAGATTATTTCCTGCTATTCGAGAAGCGAAAATAAAAAATGATGGTAAGATTAGCAGCCTCGATTTGTTGTTAACTGAGTATGGGAACGCACAGAGAAATAATTCTAAGATTGATGCTGGTATGTATTTTGAAAGATACATAGTTACATTGTGGAATTATGCTTTAGTCAGTAAGGGAGTGGGCAAGGATGATGACTATAAAAGAGCCTTTGATATTATTGAGAGTATTAATGATGACTTAAAAGAACTTTTTGAAGATGAAAGTATTAGAATGGATTTTGATCTCGACAAGTTGAAAATCTATCTTTTACAAAATAATAAGGAACCATTTGGACTTGATAAGTTGTCATCTGGTTTTTCATCAATTCTTTCTATTTATACTGATTTATTGATAAAAGCAGAGCTTGATAAAATCAGAAAACATGATATGACAGGGATAGTACTTATTGATGAAATTGATGCTCATCTTCATGTAACATTGCAAAAGAAAGTATTTAGTTTTTTTTCATCATCTTTTCCGCAAATACAATTTATTGTTTCTACGCATTCACCTTTCGTAATCCAATCAGTATCTGATGCGATTATATTTAATCTCTCAACATTGGATCAGATGGGTGATTTATCATTGTATTCTTACACAGCAATTATAAAGGGATTGTTGGGTGAGGATGTATCTTCGGATAAGCTAAATGCATTAGTTAAAGAATTAATGACTTTAGTAGAAAATAATGTCTTCGACGATAGATTTCATTCTATAATGAAAACGTTACAGAAGAGTATTGATTTTCTTGATAAAAGTTCAAAAGCAGCTTTTATGATCGCTAAGAGTAAATATTTAGATTATAGCGAAAGGGAAGACGATGTTTAATGTTACTAGAAATATTCCTGCACCTCAATGCTTGTCGAGAAAAGTATATAACCATAAAACAGTTGTAAATGCTTTAGACGAAATATTTCATGGAAAATGTTATCTCTGTGAGCAAGGTAATCTTATGGATCCAGAGATAGAACATTTTATTCCACATCGTGATCTTGATGAGCTCAAATATGATTGGAACAATCTATTTTTAGCTTGCAGTCGATGCAATAGTATTAAAAGTGATTCTTTTGAAAACTTACTTGATTGCACAAAGAGTGATGTTGATGTTTTCAGTGAGATTGTTCATCTCGCAGGGAACGCTATAACGAGTGGTGTTCAAGTATACCCAAGAAGAAAAAGACCAAGTAGAAAGGTTTTAAATACAGTCAAATTATTAGATAAGTGTTTTAACTCTTCGAGTACGGGGTTGAGGGGCATTACAAGAGCAAATCTCTCAGAGAAGTTACAAGATGAATTGTTTTACTTTACTGGTTGGAGAATGAAACTTGTCAGTGATCGAAGCACAGAACAAGAAATCCAAGAGGCCAAGAATAAGCTAAAGCCAATGTGTAATGTATCATATCCATTTTCTGTTTTTTGGCGTTGGCATTTATTAACTGATATTCGAGTAATGAAAAAATTCCCAAGAATCAGAGATGAGCTTGGTTTTTAATTTTTAGGGCCGATTCTAGGCCCTGTGTTATCATTATTTAAGTTAAACTATAATCTTCAAATTGGATTATATCTTCATCTATCCAATAATTTAGTTCTTGTAACCGTTTTTGTAAAGGTATCAGTTCATTTATAACAAAAACCTTACTAGCTTTCTCTACATCCCCAAACCCTCCAACATTATTAGGCATAATCCCCATCATTTGCGGCGGCACGCGGTGCGCAGCCATCATGTCGTCGCGGCTGACATTTTTGATATTCAGAAATTCATCCTTCGCCGCGACTTCTGACAACGGGATAATCTGAAGACCATCCTTTTTGCCGTTAGGTGAGTACATAAACAGGTTGCGGAAGTTGCCTGGACCTTTGGCGCTTTTCATCGCATTGCGGAGGTTGTTCACATCCTCCTGGTTCTGCGCTGCATCGGTCATGTACATGATGAAGCCTGCATGACTGCCGTTAATGTAATACTTGCGGCGGAACAGCGTGGCGGACTCGTTGAGCAGGGCTGACGGAATGGCAGAAAGATAACCGGGCAGGCCGTAGATCTCCTGGTTGATATCCGGTTCCATCAGATGAAAGATGCTGCCTTTCGTGAACTGATACGGCTGCGTAGTCATGCCGTATTGCACAAACCAGTAGGTATCCAGATCTAATCCGCGTCGGGTGTATTTTGCCAGCGCAGGCTCAAGGGCGATAACTTCACCGAATCGATTCGTGCGTTTCTCCAGGTAGGCGTTACCGAATACCAGATAGTCCTGCACAAAACGTGAAAAAGCCTGCTGGCTGAGCAGCGGGTGAGGGATGTAGGTGCTGGTCAGAATGTTGCATTTCACCGCAATCGGTGAGCTGTGATGCACGGCGGCGCGGAAGGTTCGTGCCAGTCCGTCAAAGCTGACGGGCGGCTCATACCAGCGATCCATCTGTACGCATTCCACATAGTCCAGCAATTCGCGGCGGTCCAGAACAGGAACGGGATCACCGAAGCTGAATGCTTCGGCTGAAGTCTGGCTTTTATGCTGAATCTGTTTCGTCGACGCAGCGCGGTTCTTCTTACTCTTTCCCATCAAAAAATCTCCACAATATTGCTGGTATTGGCGGACTCGCCCTGCAGCGGTTCGTTAAACAGTGCGTGCATTGTTGCCCAGGCCAGATCGGCGTGGCTGGCTTCTTCGCTGCGGCTGGCTTCATAGGTTGGGCGGTTGCCACTGGCGGTGGTGGCGCGACGGATTGCCATGAATGACTGCGCAATGTCGGTGTGCCCGGCGTCAAACTCCAGACGGCGGTGGCTGATAATGTCGTAGGCCTTGAGTACCAGAGCGTTTTTAACGTTGGGGTTGTAGACAAACTCCCGGACGGCTGGAAAAAACGCTTTCACGTTCTCGTAAACCCCGTGGCCGACGCCGGTCGAGTCGATGCCGATGTAGGTCACGTTGTACTGCTCGGTCAGTTTTTTGATGGCGTCAGCCTGGGCGCGGAAGTCCATCCCGCGCCACTGGTGACGCTCAAGAATGCGGAACTTACCACCAGGCACGGCTGGCGGTGCCACCACCACGCACCCGGCGCTGTCGCCGTTCTGCGTACCTTTTGCCGGGTCATAACCGATCCACACTTCGCGCCAGCCAAACGGGCGCAGAGCCAGTGCATGAAAGTCGGTCCAGACTTCCCAGCTGTCCACCATGCACGCCTGCAGCTCGCTGAGCGGGAACACGGACGCGAGATCGTCAACAAACTCGCACATCAGCAGGTTCTGGTATTCGTCCGGGCTGTACTCCATGCGCAACTGGTCAAGGTCGAACAGGTTACAGCCGCCGCGCACCGCATCTTCCACGGTGACTATCTGGCGGTATTGCCCGTCTGCGCACAGCAGGCCGGGGGCCAGATTGCTGTGGGACAGGTCGATGTCCACCTTGTCAGCTTTGTTGCGCCCACGGTTGAACAGCGCACCGGACCAGAACGGATAAGCACTGTGGGTCAGACTGGATGGTGTGGAAAAATAGGTCTGCCGCCATTTCTTGTGAATAGCCATACCGGAAGCCACTTTGCGCAACTCCTGGAATTTTGGGATCCAGAAATATTCATCCAGATACAGGTTGCCGTGATAACTCTGGGCCGTGCGGGCATTGGTGCCGAGGAAGTAAAGCGTGGCCCCGTTAGGAAGCACCATCGGATCGCCTTTCAGCTCCACCTCCACTTCTTTGGCGAAGTCGATGATGTACTGCTTAAAGACGTGGGCCTGTGCCTTGCTGGCGGAAAGGAAAATCTGGTTACGTCCGGTCAGCAGGGCGTCAATCAGGGCTTCACGGGCAAAATAGAAGGTCGCGCCGATCTGGCGAGACTTCAGCAGGTTGCGGATGCGGTTGGTTTTTCCGGCTTCCCACCAGTGGCGCTGGTAGTTGAACATGGAGGAATGGAAAATTTCTTCCAGCTTCTCAATTTGTTCATCGGTGAAAACGTTCTTTTCCGGCTGACGGCGTGGGCCTTTGTTGCGGTTGGCGACGTTAGGGTTTAAGTCGGCTTCGTTACCGCCATTGTTAAACTTGCCGATCCGCGCGTGGCGTTCCGACTGGCGCGCCAGCAGGTCAATCTCTTTGAAATCTTTCCCTTCTTTGTGCTCCTTCATAATGAGCTGGCAGTAGCGTGCGGCGGTGGTGAGCTGCATCTGATCCAGCGGCCCATAGTCACCCCACTTGTCGCGTTTTTTCCAGCTGTGAACGGTTGCAACTTTCTCGCCCAGCATTTCAGCAATGCGGGCTACGCGGTATCCCTGAAAGTACAGCAGCATGGCCTGCCGACGGGGATCGAGATCTGCGGGGGTCAGTGTGGTGTTCATGGCACAAACCTACAGCCTTGAATGAAGGCTTTCCCCGCCTGCGGTTTGTGTGGTTGTCGGTACAAATACCGCGCATTGTTTCACTACCCCCATCACCGCAACCATAAGGCTCCAGTAAGTTATTTCTAACGGAGCACGGCTCATGACAGTGAAAGCAAAGCGTTTTCGCATCGGGGTGGAAGGTGCCACCACCGACGGACGCGAAATCCAGCGTGAATGGCTGGAACAGATGGCAGCCAGCTACAACCCGGCGGTGTATACCGCGCTGATTAACCTTGAGCACATCAAGTCTTATCTCCCGGACAGCACCTTTAACCGTTACGGCAAGGTGACGGCGCTGTTTGCTGAAGAAATCACGGAAGGCCCGCTGGCAGGCAAGATGGCGCTGTATGCCGACGTTGAGCCAACGGAGTCCCTGGTGGAACTGGTGAAAAAAGGCCAGAAATTATTCACCTCTATGGAAGTCAGCCCGAAGTTTGCTGATACGGGCAAAGCCTCCCTGGTCGGCCTGGCTGCCACTGATGCCCCTGCCAGTCTGGGCACTGAAATGCTGACATTCAGCGCCAGTGCAGCCCATAACCCGCTGGCAAACCGCAAGCAGAATCCCGCCAATCTTTTTACCGCTGCAGAGGAAACGGTGATCGAACTGGAAGAAATCCAGGATGACAAACCGTCCCTGTTTGCCCGTGTCACGGCGCTGTTCACCAAAAAAGAGCAGTCCGATGACGCCCGGTTCTCTGATGTGCATAAGGCCGTGGAACTGGTCGCCACTGAGCAGCAGAACCTGAGTGCGCGCACCGAAAAATCCCTGTCTGAGCAGGAAGAACGCCTGTCTGAGCTGGAGACTGCCCTGCAGGCACAGCAGACCGCCTTTAACGAACTGGTGAATAAGCTGAGTCATGAAGACAGCCGCCAGGACTACCGCCAGCGTGCAACAGGCGGTAACGCCCCCGCTGACATTCTGACCAATTGCTGACGGAGCACAAAACCCGATGAAGAAGAATACCCGCTTTGCTTTTAACGCTTACCTGCAGCAGCTGGCGCGTCTGAACGGTGTGGCAGTTGAAGAACTGTCCAGCAAGTTCACCGTAGAGCCGTCCGTGCAGCAGACGCTGGAAGACCAGATCCAGCAGTCCGCCTCTTTCCTGACGCTGATTAACGTCACGCCAGTGACTGAGCAGTCTGGTCAGTTGCTGGGGCTGGGTGTTGGCAGCACCATTGCCGGAACCACTGATACCACCGCGAAAGAGCGAGAACCTGTCGATCCGACGCTGATGGTCGATGTGGAATACAAATGCGAACAGACCAACTTTGACACGGTGCTGACCTACGCGAAGCTGGACCTGTGGGCGAAGTTTCAGGATTTCCAGGTGCGTATCCGTAACGCCATCGTGAAACGTCAGGCACTGGACCGCATCATGATCGGCTTTAACGGCGTGAAGCGTGCGAAAACCTCCAACCGTAGCGAAAACCCGCTGCTGCAGGATGTGAACAAAGGCTGGCTGCAGAAAATCCGTGAGGATGCACCGGATCACGTCATGGGCAGCACCACCACGGGCGGTGAAACCACACCGGGCGCGGTGAAAGTCGGTAAAGGTGGCGAATATGCCAACCTGGACGCTGTGGTGATGGATGCCGTCAATGAGCTTATCGACGTGGTCTACCAGGACGATGACGATCTGGTGGTGATTTGCGGTCGTGAACTGCTGTCTGACAAGTATTTCCCGCTGGTCAACAAAGAGCAGGAAAACAGTGAAAAACTGGCTGCCGATATGATCATCAGTCAGAAACGCATGGGTGGCCTGCAGGCCGTGCGTGCGCCGTTCTTCCCGCCGAATGCACTGCTGATCACCCGTCTGGATAACCTGTCCATCTACTGGCAGGAAGACACCCGCCGCCGTTCAGTTATCGACAACCCGAAACGTGACCGGATTGAAAACTTTGAATCCGTTAACGAAGCCTATGTGGTTGAGGACTACCGCTGCGCTGCACTGGTGGAAAACATCCAGATTGGCGATTTTAGCGCCGCCGCAGCAGAAACCGGAGCGTAATTCATGAGCCTGAGTCCCGCACGGCAGCATCGCCTGCGCGTTCAGGCTGAACAGGCCGCCCGTGAGGGCGGCAGCGTTCGCCACGCGTCGGGCTATGACCTGATGCTGCTGCAACTGGCGGAAGATCGCCGCCGTCTCAAGGGCGTTCAGTCCACGGTCAAAAAAGCGGAAATCAAGGTGGAGCTGCTGCCGAAATACGCCGCCTGGGCAGAGGGTGTTCTGGCTGCCGGAGGCGCTCAACAGGATGACGTGCTGATGTACGTGATGCTGTGGCGCATTGATGCCGGAGATTATGCCGGGGCGCTGGAGATCGGGCGTCATGCCCTGCGTCATGGCTGGGTGATGCCGCTGGGTAACCGCAATGTGCAAACCGTGCTGGCAGAGGAAATGGCAGACGCGGCACAGAGCGCAATGCTTGCCACTACCGGCTTTGATGTCGATCTGTTGCTGCAGACGCTGGAGCTAACAGACGGTCTGGACATGCCGGACCAGTCACGGGCGCGTCTGCATAAAGCGATTGGCGCTGTCCTGAGTGAAAGTAATCCGGCTTCCGCCCTTAATCATCTCAACCATGCGTTACAGCTCGATCCCCGCTGTGGCGTGAAAAAAGACAAACAGCAGCTGGAGCGCAGACTGCGCAATGACAGCCGCTGACAGAACGTGCCCCCGCGCACGGGCGGCACGGGGTGGCGAAAGGCACTGCCACATCAAAACCCCGTCCACCGCCCTCTATCTCAGGAGAAAGCAGCATGAAGTTTGTTGCGCCAGAACAGGCTCCGGAACAGGCGGAAATCATCAGGAATACGCCGTTCTGGCCTGATGTGGATCTGTCGGAGTTCCGCAGTGTGATGCGCACTGACGGTACGGTGACGCAGCCGCGTTTAAAGCAGGTTGCGCTGTCGGCAATTTCGGAGGTCAACGCAGAGCTGTATGAGTTTCGCAGATGCCAGCAGATGCTGGGGTATGCCTCGCTGGCAGAGGTTCCGGCGGAACAGCTGGACGGCAAAAGTGAGCGCGTTCAGCACTATTTCAACGCGGTTTACTGCTGGGCACGCGCCATGCTCAACGAACGTTACCAGGACTATGACGCCACGGCATCCGGTGCGAAGCGGGGCGAGGAACTGGCGGAAGCAAGCGGTGATTTATGGCGTGACGCCCGCAGGGCCATCAGCCGGGTGCAGGATGCGCCGCACTGCACAGTGGAGCTTATCTGATGAAAGTGCGTGCGCATCAGTATGACACGGTGGACGCACTTTGCTGGCGTCATTACGGGCGCACGCAGGGTGTCACGGAGCAGGTACTGAAGGCAAATCCGGGGCTTGCCGAATACGGCCCCTTTTTACCTCACGGGCTGCAGGTGGAGCTGCCGGACATTCCGACCACCACCACCGTGCAGACCGTCCAGCTATGGGACTGAATTATGACGCTTGAGCGAATCAGCGCCTTTATCACGTATTGCATCGCCGTCGTGCTGGCCTGGCTGGGCGATTTGTCCATCAAGGATGCCTCAACGCTGGGCGGCCTGATGATTGGTGTGCTGATGCTGGCTATCAACTGGTACTACAAACACAAAGCCTACCAGCTTCTGCGCGACGGGCAGATCTCGCGGGAGGACTATGAATCCATCAATCGTTAAACGCTGCCTTGTCGGGGCCGTGCTGGCTATTGCTGCCACGCTGCCGGGGTTTCAGCAGCTTCACACCTCCGTGGAGGGGCTGAAACTGATTGCCGATTACGAAGGCTGTCGTCTGCAGCCGTATCAGTGCAGCGCGGGTGTCTGGACCGACGGCATTGGTAATACATCTGGCGTCATTCCAGGCAAAACCATTACGGAACGACAGGCAGCGGAAGGGCTGATCTCCAACGTGCTGCGTGTGGAGCGGGCGCTGGAAAGATGTGTGAAGCAACAGCCGCCACAAAAGGTGTATGACTCGGTGGTGTCGTTTGCCTTCAACGTGGGGACAGGCAATGCCTGCAGCTCCACGCTGGTGAAATTGCTCAATCAGCGGCGCTGGGCGGATGCGTGCCGACAGTTGCCGCGCTGGGTTTATGTGAAAGGTGTGTTTAATCAGGGGCTGGATAACCGCCGTGCGCGGGAGATGGCCTGGTGTTTACAGGGAGCAAACTGAAATGAAAAAGAAAGTAATCAGCGGGCTGTTTCTGATGTTATGGATGGGGCTGTTAATCGAAGCAATGGTGTATCCGCAGGGGATTTTTCCGGTACTGGCAGCGTCCGGTGTCTGGGTAGCCTGTCTGCTGACATGGGCGGTAATTCCGGTAGCACTGGCTGCGTTAATTAAGAATGGCCCGCTCTGGCAGGAGTTGAGGGCATCTTTGCTGAAGACAATAACCCGAAAAGAAAACGTATTTATCAGCTGGGTGATGCGATTGCTGATTGTCGTAAGTCTCGCCTGGACGGGGTGGGCTATTACCCTGGTCTTTTATCTACTGACCGTTATTGCCTTCTGGATCACCCGTAATCAGATGGCGCAACAGGTAGCAGCATGAACCGGTTGCTGCTGGTTGTGCTGGCGTTATTACTGGCGGCGCTGGGCTGGCAGGCGTGGCGGCTGGCTGATGCCAGCCAGACCATTAGCACGCAGGCAGACGAGCTGCAGAGCAAAAGCCAGGCACTGGCAAAGAGCAACAGCCAGCTTATCAGCCTGTCCATTCTGACTGAAACCAATAACCGGGAGCAGGCGCGGCTCTATGCCGAATCAGAACAGACCAGCGCGCTGCTGAGACAACGACAACACCGGATCGAGGAACTGAAACGTGAGAACGAGGATTTACGCCGCTGGGCTGATATTCCTTTGCCTGCTGACATTATCCGGCTGCGGGAACGTCCGGCACTCACCGGAGGTGCAGCTTACCGTCAGTGGTTGTCCGCGAGTGACGCCGTGTCGGCTGGATCAGACAGCGCTGCGCACTAACGGTGATCTGAACGCGTTGCTGGATGAAACGGAGGCCGCCTGGGCGGTCTGTGCAGACAAAGTGGACATGATTATTGCCTGTCAGGAGCGAAACAGTGAACAAACCACAATCCCTGCGCCACGCCCTCAATAAAGCGGTGCCTTATGTCCGCAATAACCCGGACAAACTGCATCTGTTTGTGGATAACGGTTCGCTGGTTGCCACGGGGGCCAGCTCCATGTCGTGGGAGTACCGTTACACCCTGAACGCGGTGATTGAGGATTTCAGCGGCGACCAGAATCTGTTGATGGCCCCGGTTTTGCTGTGGCTGAGGGATAACCAGCCCGATGCCATCAATAACCCGGCGTTACGGGAAAAACTATTCACCTTTGAGGTGGATATTCTGCGCAACGATGTCTGTGATATCAGCTTGAACCTGCAACTGACGGAACGTGTGCTGGTCAGCACTGACGGAAGTGTGTCGAGCGTTGAAGCGATAACGGAACCCGATGAACCTGAAGAAATGTGGACGGTGAAACGTGGCTGAACTGCAGAAAGTGGACGACTGGCTGAGTGCCTTGCTGGCGAATCTGGAGCCAGCCGCAAGAATTCGCATGATGCGTCAGCTGGCGCAGGAACTGCGCCGGACACAGCAGCAGAATATCAGGATGCAGCGCAACCCTGACGGCAGCAGCTATGAACCGCGACGGGTAACAGCACGCAGTAAAAAGGGGCGCATCAAACGCCAGATGTTTACAAAGCTTCGTACCACAAAATACCTGAAAACTGCCGCCAGCGCTGATTCTGCCAGCGTACAGTTTGAAGGTAAGGTGCAGCGCATTGCACGCGTTCACCATTACGGCTTGCGTGATCGCGTCAGTCGCAAAGGACCTGAGGTCCGTTATGCAGAGCGGAAATTGTTAGGAAGCAACAAAGATGTTTTAGATTTCACCAAGGATATATTATGTGATTGGCTGGTAAATAGCTAAAAATTCTATGGTTGTATTGTTTCATTATATATCTGACTTAACTTCAACTAGCAAGTCAGCAACACTCAGAGCAAACCTGAAAATTACTGTGAAAACCAAGAGTCCGATGCCGAAAATAAGTGTCCATGGGTGAGCTGAAAACATAATGGTAAGGAGGTTTGATAAAGTTTTCTGCCCATCAATTCTATAAAGATAAGTATAAAGGCCATAGCAAAAAACGAAGGCCGTTTCATAGTTCCATAATAAATTAAAGAATTCTTTGAATACTTTGTTAAATCCTCGTTTTGTTAAAAAAACGGATGCCATCAGAGTGAGATAAAAACTCACAGTGAAGAAAATTATAAACATTGTCAGCTGGTTTTCTGACAACGTGTAGAACATGGCTAAAAATGGAGCAGCGGAGAAACAGTAAACATATTCAAGAACCCTTTTTTTAAATCCTCGGTTTTTCCAAGATTTCATCAATCGCCTCCTTAGTTACAACTTGTGCCTGCAATCATACAAAACCACTTCGATGCAATCACTCAGTTTAAGAAACAATATTGTCAGCATGAACGCACAATTAACCGAAATCATGCGCCTTATCACCAATCTGATCCGCACTGGTGTAGTCACCGAAGTGGACCGGGAGAACTGGCTTTGCCGGGTGAAAACGGGCGACCTTGAAACTAACTGGATCAGTTGGCTGACGCTGCGTGCCGGTAATGCCCGCACATGGTGGCGACCATCGGAAGGTGAGCAGGTGGTGCTGCTGAGTCTGGGCGGTAATCTGGAGACTGCCTTTGCGCTGCCCGCTGTCTATTCGAATCAGTTCGCACCACCGTCGACGTCGGCGGACGCCTGCGTGACAGAACATCCTGACGGTAGCTGGTTTGAATACGAACCCGCCACCGGGCGCTGGTATGTCAGGGGCATCAAATCAATGGTCATTGAGGCCGCTGACAATATCACCATGAAAACCAGTGAGTTTGTGCTGGAGGCTGACCGCACGCGAATTAACAGCGAAGTAGTGATCAATGGGGGCGTTACCCAGGGCGGCGGTGCGATGAGTTCTAACGGGATTGTGGTTGATGCGCATCAGCATACTGGTGTCCTGAAAGGCGGCGATACAACCGGAGGCCCGGTATGACGCTTTATAGCGGGATGAACAATACCAGCGGCAAAGTCATTACTGATATTGATCATCTGCGCCAGTCGGTGCGGGACATTCTGCTGACACCGCAGGGTAGCCGCATTGCCCGCCGGGAATATGGTTCCCTCCTGTCGGTTTTAATAGATCAGCCACAAAATCCGGCATTACGCCTGCAGGTCATGTCGGCAGTGTATGTGGCGCTGAGTCGCTGGGAGCCACGGCTGACGCTGGATTCCATCACCATCAACAGCAACTTTGACGGTTCTATGGTGGTGGAGCTGACCGGGCGGCGGAATAACGGTGTACCTGTTTCCCTTTCCGTATCAACAGGAGCAGAGAATGGCAGTGATTGACCTTTCGCAGTTGCCTGCGCCGCAGATTGTGGATGTGCCGGACTTTGAGACGCTGCTTGCCGAACGCAAGGCCGAATTTGTTGCGCTTCATCCGAAAGATGAGCAGGAAGCAGTGATCCGCACGCTGGAACTGGAATCTGAACCCGTCACCAAATTGCTTCAGGAGAACGCTTACCGTGAGTTGCTTCTGCGCCAGCGCATTAACGAAGCCGCGCATGCTGTGATGGGGGCTTACGCGATGGGCGGCGATCTTGACCAGCTCGCTGCCAACTACAACGTGAAACGCCTGACGGTGACGCCTGCTGATAATGACGCAGTGCCACCCGTTGCGGCTGTGATGGAAAGCGATGAAGCGTTACGCCTGCGTGTGCCTGCAGCCTTTGAAGGGCTTTCTGTTGCGGGGCCAACTGCAGCTTATGAATTTCATGCCCGAAGCGCCGACGGTCGGGTGGCGGATGCCAGTGCAACCAGCCCGGCACCTGCAGAGGTGGTGCTGACTGTCCTTAGCCGCGAAGGCGATGGAACTGCAGAAAAAGACCTGCTGGATGTGGTGGAGAAAGCCCTGAACAGTGAGAACGTCCGCCCGGTGGCTGACCGTCTGACGGTTCGCAGCGCAGAAATCATCCCGTACCGCGTGGAAGCCACTATTTTTCTCTATCCGGGACCGGAAGCAGAGCCGGTAATGGCAGCGGCAAAAGCCAGCCTGCAGAAGTACATCGCCAGTCAGACGCGTCTTGGTCGGGATATTCGCCGTAGCGCCATCTTTGCCGCCCTTCATGTTGAGGGAGTGCAGCGTGTAGAGCTGGCTTCTCCTCTGGCGGATGTGGTCCTGAACAAAACACAGGCGGCATCATGTACGCAGTGGAGCGTAACCAACGGAGGAACGGATGAATAGTCTGCTGCCACCGGGTTCAACACCACTGGAGCGCCGACTGGCGCAAACCTGCAGCGGGATTTCTGATCTGCAGGTGCCGCTTCGTGACTTGTGGAATCCGGCGACCTGTCCGGTCAGTTTCCTGCCTTATCTCGCCTGGGCGTTCTCTGTGGATCGCTGGGACGAGGACTGGACAGAAAGTGTCAAGCGCCAGGTGGTGAAGGATGCTTTTTATATTCATCAGCATAAAGGGACCACCAGTGCCGTGCGGCGGGTGGTGGAGCCGTTCGGCTTTCTGATCCGCATTATTGAGTGGTGGCAGACCGGAGAGACACCGGGCACGTTTCGTCTGGATATCGGCGTGCAGGACCAGGGCATCACTGAAGATACCTATCTGGAACTTGAGCGACTGATAAGCGATGCCAAACCATGCAGCCGTCACATGATCGGCATGTCCATCAACCTGCAGACCAGCGGCCCGCATTGGGTGGGAGCCGCCAGCTATCTTGGCGAAGAAATCACGATCTATCCGTATATCAACGAAACAATTATTTCTGGCGGCACCGCGCATGAAGGCGGGGCGGTCCATGTTATTGACACAATGAGAGTGAATCCATGAGCACAAAATTTTATACCCTGCTGACGGATATTGGCGCGGCGAAACTTGCCAGCGCCGCCGCGCTCGGTGTGCCGCTAAAAATTACCCATATGGCGGTCGGCGATGGCGGCGGAGTATTGCCAACGCCAGACTCAAAGCAGACTGCACTGGTAAATGAGAAACGCCGGGCTGCGCTGAATATGCTCTATATCGACCCGCAGAACAGCAGTCAGATTATTGCCGAACAGGTGATCCCTGAAAACGAGGGCGGTTGGTGGATACGTGAAGTGGGCTTGTTTGATGAGTCCGGGGCATTGATTGCCGTGGGCAACTGCCCGGAAAGCTATAAGCCGCAACTGGCTGAAGGCAGCGGGCGCACCCAGACCGTGCGCATGGTGCTGATTACCAGCAGCACGGACAATATCACCCTGAAAATCGACCCTGCTGTCGTGCTGGCAACCCGTCATTATGTAGATCAACAAATAGAAATTCATGAGCAATCGCGCCGCCATCCTTCTGCGTCTTTGACAGAAAAGGGATTTGTACGTCTGTATAGCGGTGTGGAAAGCAATGATGAAACAGTCGCTGCAACGCCAAAAGCAGTGAAAATAGCGATGGATAATGCCAGCGCCAGACTGGCAAAAGACCGCAATGGTTCTGATATTCCCAATCCGGCACTGTTTGTTCAGAATCTGGGATTGAAAACGACTGTTGATAAAGCTGCATCAGCGATTCAGCCAGGAGATTATGGAATTGGCCTGGCTTATCTGAAAACCATGGGAACCAAATCGCAATTTTTTGCTTATGGTACAGCTGTCGGCTATCCAGAAGTGCCAACACATGGTGCTGGTTTCCAGGCCTGTTACAACGACAATCGACGTGCACAAATTTATGTCGCTAATGATGGCAAGATGTACTGTCGATTCAGCATGTTATCGAAAATTGCCGATGATGAAACACCGTGGAATCAGGTGTTCACCAGTGCACATTATCCAGAAGCATCAGTGAGTGTTAAAGGAATGGTGCAACTGGGGAACGAGGTAAACAGCGTGTCAGAAAATGTTGCGGCGACATTGAAAGCGGTAAAAATTGCGATGGACAACGCCAGCGCGAGACTGGCAAAGGACCGCAATGGTGCTGATATTCCTGACCCGACTTTGTTTATTCAGAATCTGGGACTTAAACCGACGGTTGATAAGGCTGAAAGTGCTCTGCAACAGGGAGCATACGGAATCGGTAGCAATAATAACTACGAAATGGGTGAGGTTTCACAGTTTCTTGCATATTCAGGTAATGCAGATGAAGTGCCATCGAATGGTGCAGGTTTTCAGGCTGCGTATAACAAGAACAGACGCGCGCAGATTTTCATCACCGGAGCAGGGGAAATGTATCACCGTTTCAGCGGCTCTGATACGGTTAAAGACAATACAACACTATGGCGTCGGGGTGTTTGTGAAGATGAATTTTCATTTGGCAGCAATCATCACCGAATAACTGGCGGTGTGCTGAAGCAGTTTTTTAACAGTTATTTTTCCGGGGCAACTGGTGTGGTGAATAAAGAGTATCAGGTGAATTTTCCGACACCATTTGCCCGTCAGTGCTGGTACGTGATCCCCGTTTTCCGTTCGTCACACGGTGGGAGTGTTGAGGGTGTCGCCATTACAGCTATTACTGCAACTGGCTTTACTCTGAGCATCACCGGAGATAACGGTGGATGGAATATTGGGTTTATTGCGGAGGGGGTCTGATGAGTTATTTTTACAGTCCATCAAGAAATGCATTTTATAACAGTGAACTGAAATCTGATTATTACGATGCTCTCGATGCGTGGCCGGATGACTGTATTGAGGTAAGTGATGCAGTCTATCAGGAGTTTTATCTTGGTTATCGGGAAGGGTACAAAATGGTTGCAGGCACTGATAACCAGCCATCATGGGAAGAACGTCCACCATTGACCCATGAGGAACAGGTGGAACAGGCAGAAATGATGAAACAGATGCGCATTAATGAGGCTAACAACCTGATTAATGAAAAACAATGGCCATCAAAATTACAGCTTGGCAGGCTGAACGAAATGGAGACAACCAGATTTAATGCGATGCTGGATTATCTTGAGTTACTTGAAAATATTAATGTAAGTGATGCCCCGGATATAGTCTGGCCTTTATCACCAGAAGTCTGAATACATCCCCGCGTCTGCGGGGATTCCTGTATCCGCCGTTGTGCCATTTTTCATACAAACCACATAACGTGCATCCTGCTCGTATCAACCAGAACATAGGCAGACCCCCTCTACTACCGGAGAGACTGCCTTATGGCTCAGGATTACCACCACGGGGTGCGCGTTGTTGAAGTCAACGAAGGCACCCGATCCATTACCACGGTGAGCACCGCCATCGTGGGTATGGTCTGCACGGGCGATGATGCCGATGCAAAAATGTTTCCTCTTAATAAACCCGTGCTGATCACTGATGTGCTGACTGCCAGCGGTAAAGCGGGTGAGTCCGGTACTCTGGCCCGTTCGCTGGATGCCATCGCTGACCAGGCAAAACCCGTGACCGTTGTTGTGCGTGTGCCGCAGGGTGAAACGGAAGACGAAACCACGACCAATATCATCGGCGCTGTGACTGCTGAAGGTAAAAAAACAGGCATGAAAGCCCTGCTATCTGCCCAGTCACAGCTCGGCGTTAAACCGCGCATTCTCGGCGTGCCAGGTCACGATAACAAAGCCGTTGCGACTGAGTTGCTGAGCGTGGCGCAAAGCCTGCGTGGGTTTGCTTACCTGTCAGCGTATGGCTGCAAGACGGTACAGGAGGCGATCACTTACCGTGAAAACTTCAGCCAGCGCGAAGGAATGCTGATCTGGCCCGACTTTACTGGCTGGGACACGGTGCTGAATGCCGAAGCAACGGCATATGCCACCGCCCGTGCGCTTGGTCTGCGTGCCAAAATTGATGAGCAGACCGGGTGGCACAAAAGCCTGTCCAACGTGGGCGTGAACGGTGTCACCGGAATTTCTGCAGATGTGTTCTGGGATCTGCAGGACCCGGCAACCGATGCAGGTCTGCTGAACCAGAACGACGTCACCACGCTTGTGCGTAAAGACGGTTTCCGCTTCTGGGGTTCCCGCTGCCTGAGTGATGACCCGCTCTTTGCCTTCGAAAACTACACCCGCACGGCGCAGGTGCTGACGGACACAATGGCAGAAGCGCACATGTGGGCAGTGGATAAACCGCTTAACCCGTCGCTGGCCCGCGACATTATCGAAGGTATCCGCGCCAAAATGCGCAGCCTGGTCAGTCAGGGCTATCTCATTGGTGGTGATTGCTGGCTGGATGAGTCGGTGAACGACAAAGACACGCTGAAAGCCGGAAAACTCACCATCGACTATGACTACACGCCAGTGCCGCCACTTGAAAATCTGATGCTGCGCCAGCGCATCACCGATCAGTACCTGGTGAATTTTGCCAGCCAGGTCAGCGCGTAAGGGGACAACATGGCTTTACCACGCAAATTAAAACATCTGAACCTGTTTAACGACGGGAACAACTGGCAGGGGATCGTAGAGTCGCTGACGCTGCCGAAATTCACCCGCAAATATGAGAAGTATCGCGGCGGCGGAATGCCGGGTGCAGTGGATGTGGATCTGGGGCTTGATGACAGTGCTCTGGACACAGAATTTTCCATTGGTGGTACTGAACTGCTGCTGTTTAAACAGATGGGCAAAGCCACGGTGGATGGCATCCAGTTGCGCTTTACCGGCTCTATCCAGCGTGATGATACCGGGGAAGTACAGGCCGTGGAGCTTGTGGTGCGTGGACGTCACAAAGAAGTGGACTCCGGCGAGTGGAAGACGGGCGAAAGCAACACCACCAAAGTGACCAGTACCAACAGTTACGCGAAGCTGACTATCAATGGTGAGGTGCTCTATGAAGTGGACCTTATCAACATGGTGGAAATTGTGGACGGTGTGGACCTGATGGAAGCGCACCGCAACGCCCTCGGCCTCTGATGTATCTGAACGGCGCGGAATGCCGCGCCAGAACCCAATTTACAGGACAGAAAAATGAGTGATAAGCAGACTGAAAAGACCATTCAACTGGATACCCCCATCAAGCGCGGTAAAACAGAAATCACCGAAATTGTGCTGCGTAAACCGCAGTCCGGTGCGCTGCGCGGTACACGCCTGCAGGCCATTATGGATATGGATGTAAACGCGATGATGACCGTGATCCCCCGCATCTCCAGTCCGGCACTGACTGCACAGGAAATTGCAGAGATGGACCCGGCAGATCTCACTGCCATGTCGGTTGAGGTTGTCACTTTTTTGTTGAAGAAGTCGGTGCTTGCCGGTTTACCGACAGCCTGACGGTTGACGATCTGGTGGCAGATATCGCCACCATTTTTCACTGGCCGCCATCCGTTACTGACGTTATGCCGCTGACCGAAGTGCTGGAATGGCGGTATAAAGCGATTCAGAGAAGCGGGGCCAACGATGAGTGATAACAACCTGCGTCTGCAGGTCATTCTTAATGCGGTTGACAAGCTCACCCGCCCATTTCGATCTGCGCAGGCCAGTTCAAGAGAACTGGCTGCTGCTGTCAAAAAATCCCGCGATGCAATAAAGCAGCTTGATCAGGCCGGGAGCAGTCTGGACAGCTTCCGAAAGCTGCAGGCAGAAAATCAGAAATTAGGCGACAGTCTGAACTATGCCCGCCAGCGTGCAAATTTGCTCAGTCAGGAACTGGGAGCGATGGGGCCGCCTTCGCAACGTCAGGTTGTTGCTCTGGGCCGTCAACGGCTGGCTGTTCAGCGCCTGGAAGAACGCAAGAAAAAGCTGCAGCAGCAGACGGCGCTTGTGCGTGCTGAACTGTACCGGGCGGGAATTTCTGCGAAAGACGATGCGGGAGCAACTGCCCGTTTAGCCCGTGAAACATCACGTTATAACCAGGAACTTTCGAAACAGGAGGCGCGGCTGAAGCGACTGGGGGAAGCTCAGCGCAGGATGAATGCAGCGCGTGCCAGTTATGCCCGTTCGCTGGAGGTGCGTGATCGTATTGCAGGTGCCGGAGCCACCACCACGGCTGCAGGGCTGGCAATGGGTGCGCCAGTGATGGCGGCAGTAAAAAGCTATACCAGCATGGAAGATGCCATGAAAGGTGTGGCAAAGCAGGTCAATGGTCTGCGTGACGATAATGGCAACCGCACTGCACGTTTTTATGAAATGCAGGATGCCATCAAGGCTGCCAGCGAACAGTTGCCGATGGAAAACGGTGCGGTGGACTTCGCTGCACTGGTTGAAGGTGGTGCGCGCATGAACGTCGCAAACCCTGACGACAGCTGGGAAGATCAGAAACGTGACCTGCTGGCCTTCGCCAGTACGGCAGCAAAGGCGGCAACAGCCTTTGAGCTGCCAGCGGATGAACTGTCAGAAAGTCTGGGGAAAATCGCCCAGCTCTACAAAATCCCCACCCGCAATATTGAACAGCTCGGTGATGCGCTGAACTATCTGGATGATAACGCCATGTCGAAAGGGGCAGACATCATTGATGTGATGCAACGTCTGGGCGGTGTGGCTGACCGTCTGGATTATCGTAAAGCGGCGGCGCTGGGTTCCACCTTCCTGACACTGGGCGCTGCGCCAGAGGTTGCAGCCAGTGCAGCAAACGCGATGGTGCGTGAATTGTCCATTGCCACCATGCAAAGCAAGAGTTTCTTTGAAGGGATGAATCTGCTGAAACTCAATCCTGAAGTGATTGAAAAGCAGATGACGAAGGATGCGATGGGAACCATCCAGCGCGTGCTGGAGAAGGTAAACGCGCTGCCGCAGGACAAGCGCCTGTCTGCCATGACTATGTTGTTTGGTAAAGAGTTTGGCGATGACGCGGCGAAACTGGCAAACAACCTGCCGGAACTGCAGCGTCAGTTAAAACTGACAGCGGGCAATGATGCGCTCGGCTCCATGCAGAAAGAATCCGACATTAACAAGGATTCACTTTCTGCGCAGTGGTTGCTGGCCAAAACCGGAGCGCAGAACACCTTCAGCAGCCTGGGCGAAACGCTGCGCCAGCCGCTGATGGATATTCTGTACACGGTGAAAAGCGTCACGGGGGCGTTGCGTCGCTGGGTGGAAGCTAACCCGGAACTGACAGGCACACTGATGAAAGCATCGGCTGTTGTGGCTGCGGTTACCGTCGGCCTCGGCACCTTAGCGGTGGCGCTGGCTGCAGTGCTGGGGCCGCTGGCAGTGATCCGTCTGGGATTCTCTGTGTTGGGTATCAAAACGTTATCTTCCGTTACGGCAGCAGTAACTCGAACCAGCAGCGCGTTGTCCTGGCTGGCTGGCGCACCACTGGCACTGCTGCGACGCGGGCTTGCTTCATCGGGCAACGCCGCAGGTTTACTTACTGCGCCGTTGTCGTCTTTGCGCCGCACGGCATCACTGACGGGAAATGTCCTGAAAACTGTAGCAGGTGCGCCGGTTGCACTTTTGCGGTCTGGATTATCCGGTTTACGTGCTGTTGCTGTGATGTTTATGAATCCTCTGGCGGTACTGCGCGGTGGACTGGCCGCCGCAGGCACGGTGCTGCGAGTACTGGCATCTGGTCCACTGGCGATGCTGCGCGTTGCCCTGTATGCCGTGTCTGGTCTGTTAGGTGCTCTGCTCAGTCCGATAGGTCTTGTGGTTACTGCACTGGCGGGTGTGGCGCTGGTTGTCTGGAAATACTGGCAACCCATCACCGCGTTTCTCGGTGGTGTGGTGGAGGGATTCAAAGCAGCGGCAGGTCCCGTCAGTGCCGCGTTCGAACCACTTAAGCCTGTGTTCCAGTGGATTGGCGATAAAGTGCAGGCGTTGTGGGGCTGGTTTACTGATCTGCTGACACCCGTTAAGTCGACTTCTGCCGAACTGCAGAGCGCAGCGGAAATGGGGCGACGATTCGGGGAGGCGCTGGCGGAAGGGCTGAATATGGTTATGCATCCGCTGGACTCCCTCAAATCCGGCGTATCCTGGTTGCTGGAAAAACTCGGCATTGTCAGTAAAGAAGCCGCAAAGGCAAAACTGCCGGAAAGCGTGACGCGTCAGCAACCTGCGACGGTGAATGCAGACGGTAAAGTGATGATGACATCGGGTGGTTTTCCGTCATGGGGATATGGCTTTGCGGGGTTGTATGACAGCGGCGGGTATATCCCGCGCGGGCAGTTTGGCATCGTCGGTGAAAACGGGCCGGAAATTGTTAACGGCCCGGCAAATGTGACCAGCCGGAGAAATACAGCTGCACTGGCTGCCGTTGTTGCCGGAATGATGGGCGTTGCTGCCGCGCCAGCAGAGCTTCCACCGTTGCACCCTTTGGCACTTCCCGCGAAAGGTGGAGAAGCAATTGTGAGTCGCGCAGCCACTGTGCCGCTCGTTCAACGGATTGAGGCACCGACGCAGATCATCATTCAGACGCAGCCAGGACAAAGTGCGCAGGATATTGCGCGGGAGGTGGCACGCCAGCTTGATGAACGTGAACGCAGGCTGAAGGCAAAAGCCAGGAGTAACTACAGCGATCAGGGGGGATACGACGCATGATGATGGTGCTGGGATTGTACGTGTTTATGCTGCGCACCGTTCCGTATCAGGAACTGCAGTATCAACGCAGCTGGCGACATGCGGCAAACAGCCGGGTTAACCGACGCCCGTCAACGCAGTTTCTGGGACCGGATAACGACATGCTGACGCTTTCTGGCGTTCTTATGCCGGAGATAACAGGCGGCAGGCTGTCGTTGCTGGCACTGGAGCAGATGGCAGAACAGGGGAAAGCATGGCCCCTGATTGAAGGCAGCGGCACGATTTACGGCATGTATGTGATTGAGGGACTGAATCAGACTAAAACGGAGTTTTTCCGCGACGGTATGCCGCGCCGGATTGAGTTCCCCCTGTCGCTCAAACGAGTGGATGAATCCCTGTCCGATATGTTCGGTGATCTCAGTGCGCAACTGAATAATCTGCAGGAAACGGCAACATCTGCTTTAAGCGATATCAGTAAAACGGTGGGAGGGCTGCTGTCGTGAATTTCAGCTCTGAACTGCTTAATAAGGGCAACAAAACTCCCGCATTCAGCATCAGTATTGAGGGCAGGGATATCACTACTGTGCTGGACAACCGCCTGATGGGGCTTACGCTGACGGATAACCGGGGCTTTGAAGCGGACCAGCTTGATCTGGAGCTGGACGACGCTGACGGAAAAATCGTGCTGCCGCGCCGTGGTGCGGTCATTACGCTGGCGCTGGGTTGGAAGGGGCAGCCGCTTTTCCCGAAAGGGGCATTCACGGTGGACGAGATTGAACACACTGGCGCACCGGACCGCCTGACTATCCGGGCGCGAAGTGCTGATTTTCGGGAAACGCTGAATACCCGCCGTGAAAAGTCGTGGCACAAGACCACGGTCGGGGAAGTGGTGAAGGAAATAGCCGCGCGGCACAAACTGAAGATGGCACTGGCTAAAGACTTGTCGGATAAACCCGTGGAGCATATAGACCAGACTAATGAGAGTGACGGCAGTTTTTTGATGCGGCTGGCGCGCCAGTACGGTGCTATTGCGTCGGTGAAAAATGGCAATCTGTTATTCATCCGGCAGGGACAGGGTAAAAGTGCCAGCGGTAAACCACTACCGGTGATCACTATCACACGTAAGGACGGCGACAGTCACCGCTTTACCCTGGCAGATCGCGGAGCCTATACGGGCGTAATTGCCAGTTGGTTGCATACCCGCGAACCCGCGAAGAAAGAAAGCACAACGGTGAAGCGTAAGCGCAGGACTAAGAATCAGAAGAAAGAGCCGGAAGCGAAGCAGGGCGATTACCTGGTGGGTACGGATGAAAACGTGCTGGTACTTAATCGCACTTATGCCAACCGGAGCAACGCTGAACGGGCAGCGAAAATGCAGTGGGAACGCCTGCAACGCGGCGTTGCGTCATTCTCGCTACAACTGGCGGAAGGTCGGGCAGATCTCTACACGGAAATGCCAGTGAAAGTCAGTGGTTTTAAACAGCCGATAGATGATGCGGAATGGACCATTACGACTCTGACACATACCGTCAGCCCGGATAACGGTTTTACAACCAGTATTGAACTCGAAGTGAAGATTGATGATCTTGAAATGGAATAAAAGGTTCTCAATATTGGTATTTTGTGTATCATTACAATGATTCTGATAGCAAAGGTAGGGATCTGGATATGATGAATTGTCCAAAGTGTGGTCATGCGGCACACACAAGGAGCAGTTTTCAAGTAACTGAAAGCACCAAAGAGCGTTACTGCCAGTGCCAAAATATTAACTGCGGGAGCACTTTTGTTACCCATGAAACAGTGGTCCGGTTTATTGTGACACCCGCACTGATTGCTACTGCTCCTCCACATCCATTGCCAGGTGGTCAGGGGCATATGAATTTTTGAGAAAGAGAACCTGCTACGGCAGGGTTTTATTCATCTGGGATCTCACCCGTTTCAAGAAAATGTATAAAGCCAGGCTCATCTATGATGATTGTGCCTTTCATCCTGGCTGCCGATACTTTTGATGGGCCTGCATTGTAACCGCAACAGAGCATCTGAAGGCTTTGGGTTACAGAGGTTCTTACCGTTAATCCTTGTTCATTCGCCTTATCAACCAATCTTTCTTTATCTGCTTTCTTAAATCCGGTGAAACACACATCGAATGTATTTTTTTTCGGACCAGACTGCTTAGTGAGATGTGAGTAGTTTTCGGGGAGGAATGACGCGCATTCCTGAATGGCTTGTTCTGGTGAATCGTACTGTTTAAGAATGCGGTCTTTTCGGAAGGTTTTTATTCGATCGGTGTTCTTACAAATGCCCTGTATATGATTTTCGCTATAACTGATGCCCTGTATAGAGTGAACACCGATACGACCATTTGCATTGATGTAAACAAAGTGAAGTTCTTCCATGTGAAACCTCTTTGCATGATTTCAAGATGGCGACAGGCAAGATAGACGCAAAAGTTTGTCGCCATTTTGCCGCCACTACCAAAGAAAAAGGGGCTACGCTTTCACGTAACCCCTTGATTTATTTGGTGGAGCTGGCGGGAGTTGAACCCGCGTCCGAAATTCCTACATCCTCGGTACTACATGCTTAGTCAGTCTTTACATTCGCTTGCCAGCTGCGGACGGACACGCCACTAACAAACTAGCCTGATTAAGTTTTAACGCTTCAACCCCAGGCAGGGCTTCCACGCGATCTCTTTTGGGTTTGACCTCTCTTGATCCCCGTCCTAAGAGCGGAGGCTAGGGAGAGAGGGCTCTAAGCAGGTTATTAAGCTGCTAAAGCGTAGTTTTCGTCGTTTGCGACTATTTTTTGCGGCTTTTTACGAGGCCAACCGCCCCTCGGCATGCACCTTGGGTTTCGCAAATCCCGTCGAATCCAGAATCAGCCCCAATGTGTAAAGGTAAGTATACCAGATTTATGAGCGCCATGACCAGCCTCAATGGCGTTATCGTTAAAGATTTAGCACCCATGTAGCCTGATTTTTATTCGATTAAGCAATGGGATGGCAACATTTGTGTCGGATGTGATAGCCAATAAGATGTTCATTCGCGCCGCCGGAGAGGGAGGCGCGGTGAGGAACTGGTCAATAATTGGAGTGCAGGTTTAACGGTGGGCGTTTTTCATGATACGTGCTTTATCCACCTGCCATTCGCGTTCTTTGATATCTGAACGTTTATCGTGCTGTTTTTTACCTTTGGCGACGCCGATTTTCACTTTGCACCAGGCATTTTTCCAGTACAGGGAGAGCGCCACTACGGTATAGCCTTCTCGATTGACGCGACCGTACAATGAGTCCAGTTCGCGCTGGTTGAGAAGTAACTTGCGGGTACGGGTAGGATCGCACACCACATGCGTGGAGGCCACGGCCATTGGCGTGATGTTAGCGCCAAACAGAAATGCCTCTCCGTCACGCAGAAGGACGTAGCTGTCGCTGATATTGGCTTTTCCTGCGCGCAGGGATTTAACCTCCCAGCCTTGCAGGGCAAGTCCCGCTTCGAACTCTTCTTCGATAAAGTATTCGTGACGGGCGCGCTTGTTAAGCGCGATGGTCGCTGAACCAGGTTTATGTGCTTTTTTCTTCGTCAT